GCTTGTGAGATTTTAGTTTCTAATGGTAGTCTTGCAGATGTCCATACTACAGATGCACCTAATGATGCTTGGGTTGTTAAGTATACTGTTGATGATAAGACTCTTTTAGATTTAACTAGAGGTACAAAAACTAAACTCTTTGATATGTACTATGATAAGTTCAGCAAAGGTCTAAAGAGTATAGAGTATGGTAGTGGAACTGTTAGTCCTAAGTTATGGGGATATCAATCAAAGACTGCTAAAAGGAAAAAGAAAGTAAGGTAAAACCAAATTCAACTTTTAATTCCAAAATATCCCGATAAAAAATCGGGGTATTTTTTTGCTCTGTAGGGTCGATGTAACAAATTTACATATTAACTTGACTAAATAATTAAAATGTGTTACTATTAACACAATCGTTCATCCCCCTTCGACAGGGGACGCAAGTAAGCCGACTCGGAACGGAGCGTTCATCCTTATGGAAGTTTTACTCAGCACTCTTTTAACATGTGAATATGCTACAGGTCTTGTCGATCAGATATACCGCCAGCATACTGAAACACCAAAATCTGAACTTGTTCAGATTGTGGCATCTAGTACTGAACCAGACTGCTTTGAGGACGCAAAAGTTGACTAAAGGAACGGAGTAAAATCCCTACTACTTTGGAGTAAAACAATGGCAAAAGTCACTTACCGTGGAAATGAGTACGATACTGAGGAGTATCGTGCTATGCTTATCGAAGAGCATAACAAAACTAGAAACTACGATCTAATGTATCGTGGTATCAAAGTTAGAAGCAAGGCATCACCTTGTTCTTAAGTTCCACCGAACATATAATTAAGGAAGGGGTTGAACCCCTTCTTTTTTTATGCTATAATTTATTGCAGAGAAGTTATTTTAATGAGTTCTAGAGGAAAAAGATTAATTAAGATGTTAGAGAGGTTGCTTTCTAAAGATCATCTTTATAGTGATGATGAGGTAAAATTGATGAAAAGTCAATTAAGGACTCTCAAAGAAGAACTTTCTTCTATTAATAAATGTACAAAAGGATTTGGTAAATGAATGTAAAATTAATCAGAATGTGGTCTGGTGAAGATGTAGTAGCAGACCTTGTTAAAGAAACTGAGGATTCTATTACAATAACTAATCCTATTGTTGCTGTTCCTTCTGGGCAAGGTCAAATGGGGTTTGCTCCTTGGTCTCCTCTTCTTGAAGGTAGAGATGTAGAGTTAGAGGTGACTAAGAAATATGTTATCTATATTAATATGCCACAAGAGCAAATTGTTGAACAGTATAATGATATGTTTTCTCCTGTTGCAACTCCACCTAGAAAGAAACTTATTTTGTAATTATGAATGTTAAATTTGTAAGTATCACTCCCGATGCTGAGAAGATGATGGCGTATATCGCTAGGGTATCAAATCCATCCAATCAGCAAAATGAGAATTATTCGGGGTTATTAAAGTATTGTATTAAACATAATCATTGGAGTGTATTTGAACAATCCTCAATGACTCTTGAAATCGAGACTACGAGGGGATTAGCGGCCCAGATTTTGAGGCATAGGAGCTTTACATTTCAGGAGTTCTCTCAGAGATATGCTGATACAAAACTCTTAGATACTGAGATTCCTGTACCAGATTTGCGTAGTCAGGATACAAAGAATCGTCAGAATAGTAATGATGATATTCCACAGGAGAAAAAAGAAGAGTATCAGGCACTAATCGCAAGACACTTTGAGGATTCTATGAATCTCTACAATTCTCTACTATCTGAGGGAGTCGCAAAGGAATGTGCTAGATTTGTGCTTCCACTTGCCACTCCAACCCGTCTGTATATGACTGGTTCGTGCCGTTCTTGGATTCACTACATTAATTTGAGATCTGCACACGGTACACAGAGAGAGCATATGGATGTTGTGGCAAAGGCAAGATCTATATTTGTAGAACAATTTCCTTCAGTTTCTGAAGCACTTGAGTGGGTTTAATCATGGCAATTAATGATGACATCAAAATCACTATCAACTTCAATGAGTTGGTAGAAGCAAGAGCAATGCTCTTGTCTCAGTATGAAGATTACTCAAATGCGGTAGCATCTGGTGAGTACCTTGATAAGAATGATATAGATAGAATAGCAGTCAAACTAAGGGATACTGTCACTTGGGATGCACTCTGGTTTATGGTAGATAGTTCTATACTAGATTATATGGGTTTAAAAGATCCAAATAAAGCTCATTATGGTGAGAGAACTATTGAATCCCTTGATGTAACAATGGAGAAGGAACAGAAAGAAAGAGAGAAAGAGTTTAAGAAAAATTTTGAGATGGTTAAACTAGAATCATCATCGTGGACGATTGAAGTACCTATGAGGAAGTAAATGCCAGTATACCCAGTTATTAATCATAAAACAGGTGAAAAGAAAGATCTGAATCTGACAATAGCTAATTATCAAAAATGGAGAGAAGAAAATCCTGAATGGGATAGAGATTGGACAGATCCTGAAAATTTTCCGTATATTGGCAGATATCCTAGAAGGGCATTAATTAGTGATGCTGTTGCTGGTGACACAAGTGCTTGTGATATCGTCAAAGAACTTGAAGCACCAGGTACAGAGGCTAGGCTGCAGGCAAAGGATATAGATGCTTTAAGTAGAGGTAAATCTAATACTGAGATAAGACCAATAGATCCTGCATTTGATAAGGGTGCGGATGCTTCTACCTTTAAAGCACCCGATCTTAAATCATAAACATAAATAAATTTACAATATTTTATAATCATGGCAACGTATCCAGTAGTAAACACAAAAACAGGTGAACAAAAAGAAGTCGCAATGAGTATTCATGATTGGGATCAGTGGTGTGCTGATAATCCTGATTGGTTAAGAGATTATTCAGATCCTTCAACAATGCCTGGTGTCGGTGAAGTTGGTGAATGGCAAGACAAGTTAAGGAAGAAAGCACCTGGTTGGAATACTATTCTGAAGAGAGCTCAAAAAGCAGCTCCAAGAAACGGTACGATAAAAACTCTTTAATATGCCTAGAAGAAAAAAGGTCGAACAACCTATTGGGGTTGGATTGACGACCAAACAAATAAAAAGAAAGAAACCAATTAATACTGATTATCTCGTTGATATTCAACCATTAACAGACAATCAAAAAAAATTGTTTGATTCTTATAAAGAACAGAAGCATCTTATTGCGTATGGTGTTGCTGGTACAGGTAAGACATTCATTACCTTATATAATGCAATAAAAGATGTTCTTTCTACAGATACTCCATATGAGAGAATATATTTGGTTCGTTCATTAGTATCTACTCGTGAGATTGGGTTCTTGCCTGGTGATCATGAAGATAAGGCAGATATCTATCAGATACCATATAAGAATATGGTGAAATATATGTTTCAGATGCCTTCTGATGCTGATTTTGAGATGCTCTATGGCAACTTAAAGGCACAGGAAAGTATTAAGTTCTGGAGTACCTCGTTTATTCGTGGAACTACATTAGATAATGCTATCGTGATTGTAGATGAGTTTCAGAACCTTAATTTCCATGAATTAGATTCTATCATCACTCGTGTGGGTGAAAACTCAAAGATTATGTTCTGTGGTGATGCGAGTCAAACTGATTTGACTAAAACAAATGATCGTAATGGTATTGTAGACTTTATGAATATCTTGCGAAAAATGACATCTTTTGATATAATAGAGTTTGGTGTTGATGACATAGTTCGCTCAGGACTTGTCAAAGAATATATTATTGCCAAACTTGAATCTGGTTTATGAAATTTGAATTTCCTATAACATGTTGTGATGATTTTTATGAAGATCCTGATACTGTAAGAGAATTTGCTCTTTCATTGGATTATGATAAGAAACCAGGAGTATATCCTGGTCTTAGATCTGAGGCGTTGTCAAAACTTAATGAAGAATTTACTTTCAAATCAGTCAACAAGATGTTATCTATGTTTGATGATTTTGATAGATCAGGTTATGAATTTAAATGTACTACATGTTTTCAGAAAATTTGGCCATTTTCTGAAAATAAAGATGATACCATAAACAATGGTTGGATACATTTTGATGGTAATACTATAGTTGCTGCTGTAGTTTATTTGGATCCTAATCCAACTGTAGATAGTGGGACTTCTATGTTTAAACCAAAAAAAGATTCTGTTATTTTTGATGATGTAGAAATTCAGGAGGTAAGGAAAACTCGTAGAGAAATAAATTCTGTACATAAACCATCCGACAAAGGATTGATTAAAAAATATGAAAATTATTTAATCAGAAACAATTCTCATTTTGAAAAAACGTTGGAGGTAAAAAATCAGTATAATAGATTGATTGCATATGATGGAATGCAATATCATGCTCAATCAAGTTATTGGAGTGAACATGAGGAATTTCGATTAACTCAGGTTTTTTTCTTAAGTGAAATGATAGCACCACAAATTTGTATACCTAAAAATAAATGCGAACGTTATGGCATTTGATCATGTTGAATTAGACCTCCCTAAACTTAATAGGGAAACCATAGATGGAGTTCGTTATTATTCTGTTCCTGGTGAAGAAGAAGGAGAACTAATGAAGTTAGTCTCTATTACTTCTGTTACTAGTCACTTTAATAAAGAGATCTTTGTTAAGTGGAGAAAGAGAGTTGGTAATGAAGAGGCAGATCGTGTTACTAAACTAGCAACAGGTCGTGGAACAGATATGCACACCCTTACAGAGTATTATCTGAAGAATGAAAACCTACCTGAAGTGCGTCCCATTTCAGACTTTTTATTTAAGATTTCAAAGGGACATCTTAATAAAATAAACAATATATACGCTCTGGAAGGACCGCTATATAGTAAAGAATTAGGTCTTGCTGGAACCGTTGATTGTATTGCTGAATATGATGGCGAGTTAGCAATAATAGATTTTAAAACATCAAAGAAACCTAAACCAAGGGACTGGATCGAACATTATTTTGTCCAGTGTATGGCATATGGATGTATGTTATATGAGATGAAAGGAATATCAATTAAAAAACTGGTAATCATTATGGCCTGTGAAAATGGCGAGTGTGTAATTTATGAAGAACGAGACAAAGCGAAGTATATCAAACTTCTCACCAAATACATTGACAAATTTGTTAACGATAAACTGGAACTCTATGGAACCAAATAAAGAATTAGAAAAGGCTATAGAGAGTAAGTTTCTTACCCCTCAAAAATTTGCTATGGAGATTGAGAAAATCGTAGCAGAAGAGCAATTTAATTATATTGATGCCATATGTTATTATTGTGATAGTAATAATATTGAAGTAGAATCAGTATCAAAATTGATCTCAAAACCTTTAAAGGAACGACTGAAATGGGATGCTACTCGTCTTAATTTCATGAAAGCAACTTCTAAAGCTAAATTGCCCATATAATGCCTACAAATTCTGTTTTTCCCACTCCAATCTATGCTGAAATGGCACATAGTAGTGAGTATGAGGAGATTCAAAGTGAATTGACTGAAGCCTTACAATCCATAGATTTTCATCATCCATCTTTAGGAGATGGTCATGATCTTAGTTTAGGTGAGGATGGTACTTTGTTTTCTGATAATATTTTAGAAAAATATAAGTGTCATAAATTTCTTGCATTTTTGTATAAAAATGTGATGCGTTATGTTGCTGATTTAGGGTATTTTAATTATGATAATCTTGCTTCATATGAAGAGTTTATGAGTGATGATTATCAAGATAATTTAGATTTTCCTCATCAATATTTGGTTCAACAATCTTGGTTCACTAAAACAAATTATGGACAATACGCTCCCATGCATTATCATGGATCAGTTGATATATCTGGAGTATATTACTTACAAACAAACGGTAAAGATGGTAATTTAACTTTTTATAGTCCTACTAAAGAGTTGATATCAAGTTTTATATATGGACTTGTTGATGATAAAATAATATTTCCTTTAGAGCAAGGATTACTTGCATTATGGCCAGGAGTGTTGTATCATACTACTGCCAACAATGAAACTGACCATGAACGAATTAGTTTGAGTTTTAATATACAATTTCCAAGAAAAGGATTTGGTCGTAATAAAATAAGAACTAGTTTTAATGGAGTACCACCTCGTTAATAAAATGCCTTCTGAAATTGATTTGTTACATTATCGTTTACAAGCGATATTACGTGACTATAATATGCCTGATCTAGAATATATTGGAGAACGTAAAAGTTGGAAAAGTGGTGAAATGGTTCACTGGTATAAGATAGGTGAGGCAGAAGTGCCTATTGATGCTATAACTGAATTTGATACGGAGGAAGAAATTAATGAAGATTAGACTGGCAGGTGCTCAATTACCAGTAACTGTAGATATACAGGCAAATAAAAAAGAAATATTAAAAGCGATTGATTGGGCAAAGGAGAATGAGGTTAATCATTTATTGACTCCAGAAGCCGCACTTTCTGGATATATGAGTGGTTGGCAAAAAAATATGAATGAAATTACAGATGCTCTTAAAGAAATTGAGGAACATCAAAGTAAATCTGGATTATGTTTACATTTGGGAACTAATAATAAAGAACCTGATAAGTATGGAGATGTTTTTAGAAATCAAATAAGACATTATAATCCTGATGGTGTTTTATATGGAACTACCTTTAAATATTATCCTATGCCAGAAGAGGGTGTTCTTGCCAAAGATTCAGAGGAACCTTTAGTACCTGTTCAGTTAGTAAAAAGTGATTCTACAAATCCAGATGAGATTCCAATGGCAGTGGCATTAATATGTAATGATATGTGGGGTTATGGTGAAGGAGGAAATAAATCTATTTCCAATAAAACAGTAGATTTACCAAGAGTTGATGTGATGTTACATGCAACAAATGGTAGAAATTATCCTGATCATGATTTTAGGAGAGATGTTTATGATTCTTGGCATGATATTCATTTTAAAATGACTACTGTGAATTGTGCTATTCCTATTTTAACTGTTGATTCCTGTACGCCTTGGGATGCTACACCTGAAGATGATATCAATGAGTTTCAAACTTCTAGTCAAAGTGGATTTATTGATTTCTTGGGATGGAAAACTAATGTACCAAGAAAAGGTAGACAATATTTCTATTATGATCTTGATGTAAGTGAAACTACAATAAGGAAATTTGCAAAACATCTTCTTCAAAATAATATAAAACTAAATCCATAATTATGTCTAAAAAAACTACTAGAATTGCTGGTGCTCAATTGCCAGTTAGTACAAATATTGAATTTAATAAAAAAGAAATATTAAAGGCGATTGATTGGGCAAAAGAGAATGAAGTAAGCCATTTACTTACACCTGAAGGATCTCTTTCTGGATATGGGTTTAGATGGTCTGATCATTTAGATGAGATACTGGATGCTTTAAAGGAGATTGAAGAACATGCAAAGGGTTTGGAATTCTTACATTTAGGAACACATTTACAGGAAAATGAGTGGGAAGGTAAAATTAATAGAAATGAAATTAGACACTACTATGAAGGAAGTTTATTTGAAATAACTTTAAAGTCATATTGTATTCCAAATGATGCTAGTGTTCCTCGTGATCCAGATACACCTTTAAGAGTTTTTCCTATCAAGGGTAATGATAGACCAGCATCTGCTGTTGGTATGATATGTAATGATATGTGGGGGTGTGTTGAAGAGCATAATTATGGGATGGCATTGAATGAAAAGTTAAAGGGTAGTGGAATAGACCTTATATTACATGCTACTAATGGATTAAAGTGGCCAGTAAATGATAAGCGTCAAGTAGCTTTTGATAAGTATCATGATGCTTTTTTAAGGATGACTGCATTTAAATCATTATCTCATATTATAACAGTTGATACTTGTGTTCCTTGGAGTTGGGATCCTGAAAAAGATGCTGATAAAATAGATGCGGTTGATACTTCTAGTGAAAGTGGTGTACTTGATTTCTTAGGATGGAAAACTAGTGTACCAAGAAGAGGAAGGCAATATTTTCATTGTGATATAGATCTTTCGCAGACACAAAAAGAAGTTTTTATGAACTTTGATGCAGAGCAAAAAGATGTATATCCATTTCCTATGGGTAAAATGAATTGGGATTCCTATTATCAAAAACGTAATGAGTAAAGTGACACCTTTCGAGACCTATCGTACATATCTATCAATGAAAAGTCATTTTACTAATCCTAAGTATGACTTCATTAAGTATGGTGGCAAATCTCGTGCTACAATGACATCATTCAATAAAAGGAAAGATAAGTATTGGTTTGAGAAAACTTCTAGGAAGTATACGGATCAAGAAGTAATAGATTTTCTTTTATCAAATTTCGTAAACGCTACTAACCCACAGAACTTATGGATTGGAGAAATTATCAATTCTGGAGAAAGAACATATTCAGAATGGATGAAACGTCAACAGAGTTTGACTTACTTATTCAAAGAACAAAGCAACGAATTACTATTGGAGAAAAACTTAGACGAAGTATTCAATTGCTCGAAGGGACATCCAATAATTCTAAAAAAATATCTTGGTGGTGATGTTAGTTTAGAGACTTTATCAATATATGAGATTATATTCTCCTTTTCGGAGAAATTTGATCAAAAATTAAAAGATCCTGTATGGGAAACCGTAAGTATGAAATTAAAAAAGTATATACCTTTCCTAAATATTAATGTGTTTCAATTTAAGAAATCTTTAAGGGAAATTGTAAATGACTAAATTTTTCGATTCTGAAATTGTTCAGAAAGAATTAAGAGAAATTCAAGAACTACAAAAAGTAATTTATAGTGTTGGTATGTCATTTGCTTCTTTACCTAAAGAAGAAAGAGTTGAACACATTGATAATCTAACTGAATTGTTAGATAAGCAGAGGGTAATGTATACAAGGTTATCCTTGTCTGAAGATCCTGTTGCTAAGAAAATGAAAGAAGATTTGGTTAAGTCAGTTACTTCATTAGGTTTCCCTATAGGTACTGATGTTAATTTATTATTCAGTAGTATGGAAAATAGTATTGAAATGCTTAAAAGTCATATTGACGATTAAGTAAATCTTTGTTATAATAAAACCAATCAAACAAATCCGAATTAATCCGAGGAATCCAAATGTCGTTTGCTAAACTTAAAAAGCAATCAAAACTAGGCTCTCTTACACAAAAACTTGTGAAGGAAGTCGAAAAAATGAATAACACAGGTGGTCAAGGTGATGACCGTCTATGGAAACTAGAAGTAGATAAAGGTGGTAACGGTTATGCCGTTATTCGTTTCCTTCCTGCTCCTGATGGTGAAGATCTACCATTTGTAAAGTTATACTCCC